CGCCTTCGAGTCCGACGTCATCCAACGCGAGCACCCAGAGCACATGCTCGCGAAGTGGGCCAGGGCTCGCGATGGCTTCATTGCAAAGAGCATCGAGGCACGTCGTCAAGCCGAGGTGCAGCTCGATCAACAGATGGGCGTAGAAGTCGCCAAGTCGATCCAGGCGATGGTGAAGTCCGTTGCGTCGTCGACGTCGACGAAGGCGGTGGCCCGTGTCTGATATTAAGAATAGCACCGTCGACAAAGTCGCCGAGAAAATCAAGCAGTCGACCCCTTCTCTCTCCTCGGAGCAAGCGCGCAAAATTGCGCGTGACAGCGCCGAGCGCATCAACCGTCAAAGCCGCGAACGCGGCAAGTAGGAGTCTCTATGTCTCTCGCCGCACTCAATACCGGTGGTACGCCTCTCGCCATCGTGGCTCAGATCAACGACGCCACTGGTGAGACGATCACCGTCGCCGCTGCTGCTACGCCGCAGGCGATCCTCTCGTCGACGCTCTACACCGCCACCAAGAACAACGCGGGCGGCACCCTCACCTTCACCGGCTCAACCGGCGTCGTCGCTGTCGCGGCTCCCGCCGCTCTCGGCGACTACGAGGTGCTCGCGATCGTCGGCGACGGAATCGGGACCAACTCAGCCGTCGTGGACATCGAGATTTGGGCCAGCATCGGCGGCGCGGCCAAGGCGCAGATCGGCGCGGGCTCGCGCAAGACCGAGCTGGCAACGGCGTCTCGTATGGCTATCCCCGCTGCGTATGCGGTATGGGTGCCGACCGCCGTCGGCGACACCGTCGAAGCCCGCGTTCGCGTCGGGACCAACGGTCACGCTCTGACGATTCGCGATTTCTCGCTCATCGTCCGAAAGATTGGCTGAGCGTCGACGTCAACCGAGGGTCACACATGAAAAAAGCAATCATCATCGTCGTGGCCCTCGGGCTGACAGTCGCGACCGGGCTCGCCGCGTTTGGCGGCGGGCCTGTCATCGTCGGGCAAGCGGCACACGCTGGCCTCACAGATGTCGGACCAGCATTCCCCCGCCACGAGCGCATCACATGCGACACGACGGCGGGCGGCATCGAGATCAAGCCGAGCGGCAGCTACCAGCTCGTATCCTATGAATGCGAGGCCAAGGGTGCGGTCTTCATCGGCTCCACCACTGGCGCTAATGCGGCGCTGACGACGGCAAACGGCGTCGAGATGGCCGACGGCGACCGCTTCGGGTCGAATGTGCAGCGGCCTGAGCGCTGCATCTCGGCAGGGTCTGTGGTGCTTCAGTGCCGATTCCTGGTGACCTCTCCGTGAGGCTCATTCTAGCCGCTGTCCTTGTCCTATCCGCCTCTCAGGCGGGGGCCGAGGTCATCGGTCACGAGAGGGGCATCCTAGGCGGCGAGGAGGGCTTCTTTCGGACGCGCAACGGCGTGGTGGTTGGATCGTCTGTCGTCATCGCCGCGCTGCCCTATGCGCGCACGGTGACGTGTGGGTCGTACACACTGACCGGAACCGCCCCCGGCGGTGGTGCAGTGACATGGTCGGCCTCTCCGTCTGGCTCGTCTGGCTCGTGCACGGGAACGACATCGTGGTCATGCGTCGTCGACGTCGACCCCGACGCAAGCGGTGAAGGAGTCGAGGTGATCACAGTGGCGCAGTCTGGCGCGTCAAGCGCGCAGGCCACGCTCGGATTCTACGTCGATGGCGAGCACTCTTGCTTTCTGTCGCAATCCGTCGACGGCAGTTACAACAGTACGCGAGTAAACCTTGACCCCGTGGCGACGTGGGAAAATCTGGGCTCGTCGGCGCTTGACGTCACGCAAGCGACAGGCTCAGCACAACCGACGTTCAGGACGTCGATCGTCGGCGGGCAACCGATCGTCAGGTGCGACGGTGGCGACAGTCTGGCCGCGTCGACGGCGAGCGATTGGACCTATCTCCATGACGGCACGGATTGGACCATTGATGCCGCCAATCTGTACACAGGGACGGCTTCGTCTCAGATTATCGTCGCCACAACCATCGCGCTCGACAGCGCGACGAATCGCGGTCTCAGTGTTTGGCACCCAGTGACTACGGGAGGAGTAAGATTCACAATTTCGGAAGGCGCAACCCGTCCTGTCCGATCGTCTACTGTATCTTCGTCTCCTAGTGTTTTTAACCTCAGCACTATGATTCTCGACGACGACGGTGGCGCCGGGTCCGATGGTTTTGTGTATCTGAATGGAGTGCTTGGCAACTCTCCAGTGAGAAGTGGGACATATTCCGCCACGGCCCCTCCAGCGGGCGTCACTGTGTGCGCTGAGACTGACGGCGGAGCGGCTTTAACCGGCGACCTATTCCGCGTCCTAATCTACCAATCCGCCCTCAGCGCAACACAGCGCGACATCAACAAATCCGTCGACGAGTGGGCGCTTGGCGGCTCACTTCCGGTGACGCCATGAGCCGACTCAGGCAAGCGATGATCGCTATCCCCTCGATGGGGCTCGCCGCCGCTCTGGCGCTCTACGGTCTCACGCCGCGAGAAATGACCGACGCCGTCATTGACGCTGCTGTGGTGCTGCGCTCGATGGCGCGGACCCCCGACGAGATCGTTGATCTCATCGTCGCCGAATCCGGCGCAAGCCGTGACGAGGTCGAGCCAGTCGTTCGGCTCGCTGTCGGCAGCGTCGGCCGTGACTCGCGCAGCCTTCGCACCGTCGATCTGTCGGTGCTTGTGCCCGCGACCAAGGCGACCGACGCCGTCGAGGCGTACGCACAGGCGTTTTGCGCGCCGCTGTTGGCCTTCGCCGATGCGTCTCACCCTGTCGTGGCCGAATGCCTCGCCGCGCAGCGTGCGGCATCTGGCGTGCCGTATTGCGTGGGTGACGCGGTCGCTGGCTATCTTGTCCGCTCGCCGGCCACGCCACCTCAGGCCGAGCTTGCGCAGCAATGGCTCGGGTCGATCGCCACCATCGTCGACGGCGACCCAGCGGCGGCGCTCGCCGCGCGCGGGTGGCAGAGGTGTCCAGATGCATCCTGACGTCTACGCCAGCGTGAGCGGCGGTGGTCCCGCTATCACCTATCTCGCTGGCGCAGCGTCGTCTCTGGCCGCTCGATCGCGTGTGCTCGGGTGGGCCGGTGCATCGGCGGGCGCGCTTGTCGCGGCCTGCAAGGCGTTTGCTGTCGCCGATGAGACGATTGTGCGTATCCTTGTCGAGGTGCTGTCGACGGGAAAGGTCTTGAATCCAGGTCTTGGGAATATTCCCCGCGGCGGAATCTTCGACCTCGACACCGTGGGCGCGATCGTCGACGCCAACTTGGGCAAGGGCGCACGCCTCGGGGATGCGAGCGTGCCTCTCGTCGTCTGCGTGACCGACCTTGACAGGGCGCGTCCTGTCTATCTCGCGAAGGCAACTACGCCGCGCGTGCTCGTGCGTGAGGCGCTCATTGCGTCGTCGTCGTTCATGTGCGGGGTCACGCCAGCGGCGACGATCCCAAGCATCGGCACCGAGCTCTCGCCGGACATCCGTCTGTGGGGCGACGGCGGCCTCACAGACAACACGGTCGACGGCATCTGGGATGGCCTTCGCGATCCTCGTGTGGCGCTGCGTCTCGCTCGCCACGACGGCGATACACAGCCGCACGAGCGCATCCGCGACGGTGACGTGCCCAAGATTCTCGCGGCGCTTCCTCGTGCTCTCTTGTGGGGCGCGTCGACGTGGAAATCACGTCGCATGGATGGCCTCGACATCGAGGTCGACGGCGTCAACGACTGGTCTTTCAAAAAGACCGAGACGCGCATCCTTGGCGAGTGGGCCGACGGCTACGACAGCGCCGCCGGGCAAATCGGCGAGTGGTTGCGTCGACGAAAAGACGCTGAGACAATGGCGACCCATGAGCATTGAGCAGGCCCTTGTCTCCGCTGTCTCTGCTGTCGCTGGCGGCGCCGCCGCGTGGGCCTCGCTACAGGCACGCGTGAGACGACTCGAAGAAATCACCGCCGACCTCAAGGCCGAGAAGGCATCGAAAGAGGCGCTGTCCGTCGTCGCGTCGTCGGTGGATAGACTGACACAGGAGATGGAGCGACGCTTCGATCGATTAGAGGATTTGCTGAAAGCCATCATCGCGAGGCCACAATGACCGACGCTCCCGATCCCACCATCGACGACGGCGGCGCCGTCGGCCGCTTTCTCGCTCGCATTTTCGGTCGCAGCTATCGCACCACGATCGCCGGCGTGGTGACCGTGCTCGCGCAAGGCGTGGCGCTCGCACCCGGCATGCCTCCTGACGTCGCACACTGGGCGCAGGTGCTCGCCGGCCTCGCGTCTGGCGCGGGTCTGCTCATCGCCAAAGACGCTCGCGTGTCGGGCAAATGACGCGCTTCCTCGTCGTCTACGATGACGACGTTGAGCGCATCGTCTATGCGCCGTCGGTCGACGTCGCCGACAAGATCGCGGCCGTGCTGCGCCTCGAGCGCGTGGTGATCATATGGGCAGAATAGGATACCAAGACCAACCCGTGCTGTGGCAGGGCGATCCTCGCTGGGGTCGCCGCACGGTCGGCCTCGGGCAAGGCACGTTTGGCGCCGTCGGTTGTGTCGTCACGTCGCTGGCGATGGCGCTCCGATTCCTCGGCGTCCGCGCTGGCGCAACACCGCTGCAGGTCCAAGCGGCGGGGCTCCTACACGGCAACGTGTGGGCTCCAGGGCAATCGGGGTGTGTCGTCCCGGCCCTTGTGTCGGCTCAGGTCTACGTGAGCCCTGGCATCGATTTGGCGGGGCCTGGGAAGGTCGCCGACAAGGGTGCCTTGCGCGAGCTCATCACCGAGACACTCGGCAAGCGCGGCGTGCTCTTGCTCGCCGTCGACTATGACCGCTCGTTGCCGAAGGGCGACCCGATCGCGGATCATTGGGTGTGCTGCTACGCCGTCGACGGTGACGACGTGCTCGTAGCCGACCCTGCTACGGCGCGGACCGAGCGTCTGCTTTCGTCGACGCTCGAAGGCCCCGTGAAATGGGGCAAGATCACGCGCCGCTACTCGGTGGCGCGTGCTGTGTCGGTGCTGGTGGACTGACCCTTCGCCTTTGCGAGGGCGGCGCGGGCCTTGTCGAGAGCGTCGACGTAGGCCCCGAAGCCGTCTTCTCCGGCACCGGCTCGCCGCTGCGCTTCCGCCAACATCTCACACGCCGCCAGTAAGTCAGGCGCGGCGGCGATGAGGTGGGCATCCACGCAGGGCGACGGCGGGCAACTGTGGCAGGTAAAATGAGCACACTTCATGACGCACCGCCCTTGTGCCACGCGTTGAGGTCATCAAGCACAGCGCGAATTGCATCGAGGCGCACAGCGTCGTCAGCGAGCGACCCAGCTCGGCGTGTGGCCTCGCGGATCACGGCAGTGCACAGCGTGCGGCCAAGCCCGTTACGAGGTCCGACGCGGCCGTTGATAGGCGCTGGGATACCGTGAGTCAGTCGGGCGTGGTGGATAGCCTGACGGGTGACACCGCAGTGGCGCGCAAGGTCTGCGTCGGTTCCCGTCCAGCTCTTGAGTGTGTTGAGGTCGATTCGGTTCATGATGCCACTCTACTTTGTTTTTTTGACACGTCCACTACGGATGTCACGTTGCCGCTCTCGCGCTCGAGCGCGTCGGCACTCGACCTCACGGCAGCACGGTCTCGCCGTGTCCCGCGGGAAGAAATCAAGCGCGGCTTGACACCACCAACAGTGCACGGCGGTTGCCTTGATGCCGGAGACGAGCTCCGCCGCACGTTGACGATCGCGGTCACGCGCGCGCCTCAGCGCCTGAGACTTGCGCCCGGCCTCAGCCTTGCGGGCCTTGTAGCAGGGCTCGGCCGAGCACCATCCGCGGCCGACGACGATGCCTTGGCCCCACAAGCGCACAGATGCCCCGCAGTACTCGCAAGGCACATAGACCGGTGTCGACCCTCGGTCGCGTGTCGAGACGTGGTCTCGAAGCGTTTTAGCGCGTCCTGGTTGCTGCGCCTTGCACTTGGCGTAGCTGTCGACGACGACCAGCCTCCGACCGTCGCACACTTCGAGGGCCTCGCGGTCGTCGTCATCGCGGCACGCCTTGCCCGCGTCGACGCCGCACTCTGCACAGCGCCCGTAGCTGGCCCACGGGCCGCGCTCGATGATGCGGGCCGGTGACGCCTCGGCGAACTTTGTCAGAGCTTTACCTTTGGCCGTCATCGCTCACGCTCGTAGAACGACGCCAACCACATCGCGTGACGTCGAGCGCGGCGACGGGCTGAGATCTCGTCGGATAGCAATGCAACACCGTAGACGACGACGGAAAGCGCGACTGTCAAGACGATGGCGGTCATGGCTTCACCGGTGCGTCGCCGGGGACGGTGTCGAGGGCGAGCAAGGCAATCGTGAGCGGCGCGGCGTCGATGACGCGCCAGTTTGCGGCGACGGTCTTTCTGGCGCGGTAGGCGACTTCCTCAAGCAGCCGCAGCCGCTCTTGCGCCGCCGCGAGCTGTATTCCCACCTCGAACAATTGGCGCTCTGCTTTCTCCGCTCGTTCTTTGTCCGTCATCGTCGGTGCTCCGGTTCGTGCATGGTGTCTTCTCAAAACATCGTTGGTGTGTAGCCTCGTTCGAGGCGTCTTCTGGCTATCTCGTAGTGCTCGGGCTTCTCCTCTGACGTGATGCAGCGACGGCCTTCCATCGCCGCAGCAAGGGCGGTGGTGCCAGAGCCGCAGAACGGGTCCACAATGAGGTCGCCGGGGCGGCTGTAGTCGCGGACGATGGCGCGCATGAGGCCGAGGGGCTTGCAGCCTGCGATTCCGGCCCCCTTCACCGTCGGCGCTTCATAGGCACCGGGCAGACAACCCCACGTCGCCATCGTCTTGTTCCTCGGGCGCCCGACCATCATGTAGACAGCCCACGACGACGGACCATCCCCGACAAGGCGCGGGCGCTTCTGGATGATTGGTACCGGCGCGAACGTATACAGGCCAGCGTTTCGGTAGGCTGACTCCCATGCTGGGATCAGATCATGGCTCGTCATGCACGCCAGCCAGCCTCGACACCGAGGTGCCCATGCGCCAACGAATTCTACGACGGTTGTGGCAGTGAATTCTTCGTAGGCGATACTCTCGCGGGTATGCTGTCCTGTGATCGAGATGGTCGATTCAGCGCCGTCGTTGTGTCCGTCGTGAGTGGCCTTACTATACGGCGGGTCACAAATCACCGCATCGCACGTCGTCACGTCGGCCAACACGTCTTGCCATCGGCCTAGCCTCAGATCAATCATCGTCCACCCAGCTCGCGATAAATCGTCTGCACAAGCGCCCAGTCGCGATCGGTGAAGCTCGACTCGGGTTTCTTGCGAGACTCGCTCACAGCGCGCTTGGCTTTGTTCCAGATGGCTTCGTCTTTTTGTCCTGGCATTATTGGCCCCTTATTGGTGAAAGCTGTCTTCAAGCTCTTCTTTGATTCTCGCCAGTCGAGTCTCAGCGTCGACGACGCGATAGAGCATCTCCCTGTATGCCTCCCACGCTTTGTCTCGTTGCGCGTTTGCCTCAGCGACGAGGGCGCGCAGGCGATCCATCTCGCGCCTTTCTTTTCGTGTCATCGTCACGGTTTCTCTCCCCTTGCTTTGGCGATGGCGAGCTCAACCTCGAGCACCCTCACACGTTCAAGCGCCTCGTTGCGCTCATCCTGCATGCGATGCCACACCGATGTAGGCACCACGACGACGTTGACGGTGTCGTCGAGGATGCCGAGGATACGGAACAGAAAGCTCATCGGGTCACCGCTATGAGTTTTTGGACTGCGTCTACTGCCTGTTGTTTTCCTTTGGCGACGACGACGCAATCACCGAGGCCGCGCAAGTACTCATGCCAATCTTTCTGCTCTTTGCTGACAGTCCCGCCGTCGGCTCGCTTGAACTCGATCCACAGCCGCAAGGCCGGAACATGGAGGTCAGGCACGCCGCGCGTAACGCCCTCCGCTTTGAGTCTGGCGCCTTGGCTGGCTCCACGGTGGCCACCGTTGGGGATCGCGTAAACGCGCACGCTTGGGTGCGTCTGGCGCAGCCATTGAACGAACTCGCGTTGCTCTTCGTGCTCGGTCTTCAAAACGGGACCTCGTCTTTCCAGTCGGGGCATGCGTTGGGCGTTTCGGCGAAGTCGTCGGGTGGCTTCTCATCATGAACGCGGCATGCGTTGGTGTATCCGTCGAGGTGGTAACAGTTGAAGCACACACGTGGCATGCGCTCGCGTAGCGCCTTGCACTCGTCGTCCCACACTTGCAGGGCCTTTGGTCGGTTCATGCCCACGTCCTTCTCGTGATTGTGTTGAATTTTCCTTCGGTCGTGTACCGAATTTCAACCGGGTGTGGAGCGGCGTTGAAGGCCGCAGCCACGGCGTCAATATCGTTGTTTGCGATCAGGTCTGGCGGCAGATGGCTTGCCACCTTCTGCGCCATTTTGATCACGGTTGTCCATGCTTTTTGTCCTGCGTATCCGTCGTGGAGCACCGTCAGATATTCCGTGACAGGGTGGTCGCTGAGGCATCCGTAGTAGGTCACTGTCAGCATGTCTTTTCCCGAGCGGCTGGCGACCTTGCGCCATGTCCACTCGGTGACCTCGAGGACTTTTACGTCGTCTGGGTTGATGCCAAAGACCATGTCAACTTCCTCGAGCTGTGGAGCCTCAGGCGGCGGTGGCGCAGCACGGGGAAACTCAAAGCCGCAAGCCGGGCAGGTCATGATGTGGATCGGGACAAGCTCGGCGCACTCGCACGATTCGCCGCCACGGATCACGGTGTTTGGGCACACCTTGACCGGCACTTCACCGTCTTTTCCAGGCCCCTTCACCCTCGGCGCCGTGATGGGTCCATGCTGTGCCACGAGACCGGCAAAATCGAGGACAAGACAGTCGGTCTTGCCTTCGGCCTTGCGGAGGCCGCGTCCGCTCATTTGCATGTAGAGGGAAACGGACATCGTAGGACGAAGGAACGCGATGAAGTCGACACCCGGCGCATCAAATCCCGTCGTCAGCACGTTGGCATTTGTGATCGCCGTGACCTTGCCATTCTTGAAATCGGCGATGATTTTCTCTCGCTCGCTCTTTGGTGTGTCGCCGGTGATGCACTCGGTGACGACGCCACGAGCCCGCAACGCGTCTAGCATGCGTTCGGCGTGGCGGACACCAACACAAAACACCAACCACGACTTGCGGCCCGTCGCATTGGCCATGATTTCGTCGGCGACGATCGCGTTTTGTGCGTCGGTGTCGACGAGGTCTTGCAGCTCAGATTCAATGAACTCTCCGCCGCGCTTGTGCAGACCCGACGTGTCAAACTTCTTTTTGGTCGCGCGACATCGTAGTGGCGAAAGGAAGTCGCGAGATAGCAACTCCTCGACGCTGACAGGCTCCACGAGGCCATCGAATAGTGCGGGCTTGTCGGTGATGTATCCGTGGCCGAGACGGTAAGGCGTAGCCGTCAACCCGATCACACGCATGTGCTGGTTGTTTTTGGTCAACTCACCAATAAATCGCCTATAGCTACCTTCGTCGTCGTGGTTGACGAGGTGGCACTCGTCGATGATGCATAGGTCGACGTGGCCGACGTCGGCGGCGCGGTTGCGGATCGACTGGATGCCGGCAAACGTGATCGGCTCACCGAGGTCACGACGACGCATGCCGGCGTGGTAAACCCCAAGCGGCGCCGCCGGCCAGACAGCGCGCATGCGCTCGGCGTTCTGCTCGATGATTTCTTTGACGTGTGAGAGCATGAGGATGCGTGTTTCTGGCCACTCTGTCAGCGCTTCTCGACACAGGGTGGCAACCACGACGCTCTTGCCGGCACCCGTCGGAAGGACGAGGCACGGATGGCCAGTGTTGCTCCGCATCCATTCCATGAGCTCGTCAATGGCGCGGCGCTGATAGTCCCTGATCTTCACGGCTTCACCATGTGGTCGTGCGCCTCATAGTCGGTGCAGCCCATCCGCTGGTTGGCGACGGGGATCGGCTCGTAGTCGTGGCGTTCACAACGCCATGTGCCGTCTTCCTTCGCCGTCGAGTGTGCACACGTTCGGCAAGAGCGAGGCACGTCTCGTGTCGTCGGCGAGTGGCAGAACGAATGAGCCGCGCAAGGCTTGCACTGGTACCACGACGGGTCATGTGACAGCGGCGGCGGCATCTCGTCGACGATGGCAAGGCGCTTTCCTCGGGCGATCGCCTTCTCGGCGACGTCGCGGTCGTAGCGCACCCGCTCGGTGTAAATGCGGTCGTCGTCCTTGCACACGGCGAGATAGAGCGCCCGGTCGATGCCGAGGCCGTGCATGTAGCATTGCATCTGGATGAAGTGGCGCGGCTTGGACTTTTCGACGCCATGCTTCTCGAGGTCGGCAAAGCTCTTGAGACTGTGGGTTTTAAATTCAGCAACGTGCGGTTTTTTCGGCGCCTCGGGAACGCCAGACCGGATCACGGCGTCGATGCTCCCCGACACATGACACCCAAAGTCGACGCGTTGTTGCTCGCCTTCGTCGATGACACACCCGATCGCCCGCAGGTCGCCGAGGATTACGGCTTCTTCGCGATGGCCTCGACGGAACAGACGCAGCATGCGCCCGCTGAACGATTCAGGGACAGCCCAGCGAAACTTGAGCCACAACCAGCGGTCACACTCGGCTCCAAGCTCGCTACAGCCCATATGGGCTCGTGGAGCTTCCTGGCGGGCCTCGTGGTGGGCGTCGATTGCAGACGCTGTCAGGCTTCGCGGTGGAGGGATGGGGGCCATTGTGGGTCACCAGAGAAAAGGGGGCCACGGGCGCCCCCTGGTTGTTTCACCGATTCCACTTGTCGTGGTTCACGGTGATCATTGGCATGCCGTCGGGCTGACAGATCACAACGTTCACCGCCGTGCCGTTATGGTCCGACGGGAACGCGCGGGCGATCTGCACCAGCGCCTTGCTGATCTGTTCGTTGGATTCCACCAACCGCCGCAGAAGGACTTCTACCTCCGTCTCGTTGCTGGGCCCGCTCACTTCTTCCCCCAAGGCGGCGTCTTCGCCGCAGCAGCAGAGGTAGCTGGCGTCGTAGTCGGTGCAGCAGCAGCACCGCTGGCCGACTTGTACGCCTTCACCTCGTTTTGCGTTCCGTACTGCTCGGACTCTTTGATCGTGACCTTCACCGAAACCGAGCGACCAACCAGCTGATCGGTATCCTCGAGGCGCGGCAATCCGACGGCGCGCATAAGCTCTCCGAGCTGCTGCGCACCGATTTCCTCAGCCTTCGGGTTCGGGTTGCGCAGGTTGATGTTTGAAAACAGCACCCGCCCCTGGTGCGACGGCCCCGTGACGTCGAGGCGCATCTTGATGTAGCTGCCGGTCCCAGCCTGAGTCTTCTTGATGTCCGCTTCCGAAATCGTCGCGGCGTACCAGCCAGCGGGCAGCGGCTCGAAGTTTCGGTCACTCTTTGGCAAATCGTCTGCAACGTAAGTCTGATCAAGTCTCGCCATGGCTCATCCTTCTTTCTTTGCAATGCTGAAGCTGGGTCGGCCCGGCTTCGTGGTGATTGCCCCGGTCAGTGGCTTGGTGATGCTCTCGTCGGCGCGCTCCCACGCCTTCGCGTTGATCTCTGCTTTCCAGCGGAACAGGGCCGACAGGTGATCGGTCAACCCCGCCTCGCGGGCAAGGTCTTGTAGGGCGTCGGTGTCGACCTTGCGATCGATACGCCCAACGATCTTGATCTCGACGTCGTCGAAGTCGCGCCGCATGGTGCCGTCAAGGTCGGCGGGCACCTTGAGGGCTGCGGCGATCTGGTCCTCGAGGTCGCGACGGCGCTCCTGCGCTGCGCGCTCCGCTTCCTTGGCTTCCATCCAGGCGGTGAGGAGATCGATCACTTTGCACCGCCGATCTTCCCGATCAGGGCCTTCAGGTCATACGGCTCCCACATGTCGAGGCGGCCGCTGCGATCTTTCGCGTGCCAGACGCCGTCGTCCTGGCATTGAAAAACACGCTCAACCGTCTCACCAGTGCGATGGACGCGGACGACAAGGACCTCGTCGAAGTAGTAGGGCAGGTCCGCCGTCAATTTCTTTCCAGGCATGCTGGCGACGTAGCGGAGCTCGCCCATCTCGGTTGCGCCCTTTTCGACCTTCGCCGTCATGACGACGTGGCGGTTTGGAAGGTCGCGAAAGGCGCGGATGATGCCCGCCATCTTGTCCTGCATCTCGCCATAGGCTGCTCGTGGGTCCTTGGCGCCCTTGCCGCCCTTGCGCTCGGCGGCAAGGACAACCTCGGCAATCTCAGACAGCGAATCGACTCCGACGGCGTTGAACTGGCGGGCCTCGGCGGACTCAGTCAGCCACGCATAAGCCTCGTACAGATCGTCGATGCCGTTGATCGTAATGTAGGGTTTGTCGCTGTCGCGAATCGACAGCAGCCCCTCTTCGGCGGACAGGATGACAATGTCGTCCAGCTGGGCAAGCGCCCGCGTTTTACCGGCGCCAGACTCACCGGGCACCAAAACCTTCACAAATGGCGCAGACAACGCGCCGGTTCTGCGTAACGAAATGGCCATGCGGCCCTCCTTGATGGCGCGGTCCGATCATCGGGTTGCGCCGTTGCATATGGACACTACAGGCACCATATGGGACAGTCAAGCACGAACGGAGGCACGATGTCAGCAGAGCAGATCAGGGCCGCGATGGCGGACCGGGGAATCAAGATCAGGGACGTGGCGAAGGCCACCGGATTATCGCGGGGCACGATCTATCGCTTCCTCAAGGGCGAGGCGGACGCGCACCCGTCGACGCTGGTGCTTCTTGAGGGCTTCCTGAAGGGGGTGATCCGTGGCTGACCTGCGCCAATTTTTCGGAGGCGGCGCCTTCATTCCCGCCGACCCCGGAACACCCGAAGAACAGCTCCTTCGCGCTATCGAGGTGGCTGGTATCGACCCGCCGTCGGCAGTGGTTCTCGACGGAAAGATTCACAGGTTCGGTCCGCAGAAAGCCGCTTGGTATATCGCGTACGGCGATGGGGTTCCGGCCGGTCGCTTTGGCGACTGGCGGCAGGGAATCGACGAGCCATGGCGAGCTGAGATCGGGCGCCGGCTGTCAGCCGCTGAGGAGGTTGAGCACGCCCGCCGCATGGCCGAGGTCCGCGCTCAGCGCGAGGCAGAAGCCGAGGCTCGCCACGAGGTGGCCAGCGACGTTGTAGGGCGCATCTGGGAGGATGTCGCGCCGGCACCGGCAGATCACCCCTATCTCGTGCGCAAGGGGATCAGGCCACACGATCTCCGCGTCACCGGTGATGGGCGGCTCGTGGCGCCGCTCTACTCGCCAGAGGACGAGCTGGCCAGCCTGCAATATATCGACGCCAGCGGCGGCAAGCTCTATCACCCAGGTGGGCAGACCGGCGGATGTTTCACCATGATCGGAGGTCTAGAACCCGACGGCGTTACCTATATCGTCGAGGGCTACGCCACCGGAGCCACCGTCCACGAGGTCAGCGGGCGACCTGTCGTGGTGGCCTACAGCGCCTCCAATCTCGTGCCGGTGACGGAGCACTGGAAAGGGAGGCTACCCGGCGCGGACCTCTGTGTCGTCGCCGACAACGACAAGAGCGGCGTGGGTCAGCGGTACGCGGAACAGGCGGCGGCAAAACACGGCGTGCGTTACGTCGTCCCGCCGATTCTCGGCGACGCAAACGACTACGTCCAGGCTGGCAAAGACCTGGCGTCTCTCCTTGCGCCTCGAGCCCCGGACTGGCTGATCCCCGCCGACGACTTCGCGAGCCAGCCGGCCCCGATTTCGTGGCTGGTGCGAGGGTGGCTGCAGGACCAGGCCTTGATCATGGTCCACGGGCCATCGGGCGGCGGCAAGACGTTCGTGGTCCTGGACTGGTGCCTTCGCCTGGCGAGCGGTGCTGCAGATTGGTTCGGTTGCCGTGTCAGGCCTGGGCCAGTCGTCTATCTCGCAGGCGAGGGCCATCACGGGCTGCGTGGGCGCGTGGCGGCGTGGAAGGTTCACCACGGTGCGCCCAAGCTTTCCATGTGGCTCAGTCGCGACGGTTGCGACCTCGACACAGACGAGGGCCTGAATCGGGTGAAGGCGAACGTGATGGCGCTTGGGGTTCGGCCAGCGCTGATCGTGGTGGACACCCTCCACCGGTTCCTTAGCGGCGACGAAAACTCGGCACAGGACACTCGCGCCATGCTTGCGGCGTGCTCGAGTCTTATGGGTGAGTTTGGGTGCTCGGTCCTGTTGGTCCATCACACCGGCGTGAGTGAGGAGGCACAGGCCAGAGCTCGTGGAAGCTCGGCATGGCGCGGCGCTCTCGACATCGAGATCAGCGTCTCGCCGTCGAAGGACGACAAGCCGATCACCATTACCCAACGCAAGAGCAAAGACGCCGAGATGCTGCCACCGGTCTACGCGAGGCTGACCAGCGTGGCGATCCCCGGCTGGGTCGACGACGAGGGCCAGCAGGTCACGAGCGCCGTGCTCGAGCAGGAGGAGGCGCCGGTAGTTGCGCCGGCCGAGAAAAAGGGCCTCCCAAAGCACCGAAAGGCATTCGAGAATGCGTGGTGGGGAAGCGGGTGTGAATTGGTCGACGGGTATCCGTATGTCAGTCGCGCCGCGTTGCGAAACCACCTCGAGGTCAACCTCGGCATGAAGCCGGCCAGTGCCAACCAGGCCACCAAGCCTGGACAAGCCGGGAGCATCGTTCGCGAGTTGCTTGATGCGATGTTTATCAAGCCGACAGATCACGGGTGGGTGATCTGTGATCAGGAGAGATCAAGCGCCCTGATCTGCGCAAAACAGGCGGACTAGGGTGTGGTTTTTTGCCTCAGTTTGTGCGGGTGATTTCGCACGGTAGGGAGGTAGTTTTTTGGTAGTTTCCGGTAGCTACCTACCGGGGGCGAGGCGGACCGAGGTAGTAGGTAGGTAGTGGGGGCCTTTATAAGGCCCCACTACCACCACTACCGACCGACGCGGCGAGTTGACCTACGGGCTAGATGTCTGTACAAACAGATCACACCGAAATGCTCGGGTGTCCGACAAGCTCGCGTCTCTCCCTCCAAAAGAGCTACAGCCCCGCAAGGGGCTGGTTTTTTTGCTTTGGGTGGTTGTTGGGTAGCTCAGCCTTCAAGGCATCGAGGCCCCGATTGGCGCGTCTGGACTGGTTTTGGTCGGCTTTGGTAGGTTGTGACCGGCTCAGACCCCCTGCACCAAGAGCCACGCCCACACGGGCAGCCCCTCACGTCCGGCTTGGCGGACGATGGCGCGTTGCATTGTCCTACACATGATGACACTCCTATTGCTTACGATTGCGCACGATTGCTTACGATTGCTCACATGCCGTACAGGCAGCACAGCAGGTCCTCAAGCTCGTCTCGGCTGAGGTCACTGTCCAGGTAGGCGCACGTCGGTGCGACGATTGGCGCGCCGTCAGAGTAGGCGTCGAGGGCCCGATGCCACCAATCTTCTTCTTCTGGGTCCACGTATATTTGCTCGTCGAGATCGCGCTCAACGCTCGCGGCGTATTCGTAGTCCCAGTTTGGGTGTCGATCTGACCAGTTTGGCTCGTACATATGGTGCCTCCGACGCCGAAAGCCCCGGCTTGAGACGGGGCGGTGCGGGGTAGGTTGTTGTGGGGGGGGGGATCAGATCCGAGCGGCAAGAGCAATTGCGTCGGCCTCAGCCCCCTCGCGGAATGGCCGCACTGGATCGGCCTCAGCGACGAGGCGGCCGTTGCGGGCGACGAGTTGGCCGACGTAGGCATTGCCGACACGAGCGATGCGGATGCGGAGGGTGCGGCCGGTCTTGGTGGTGGTGGTGGTCATTGTCTCTTCTCCCGTTCGGCCCGCGTTAGTGCGGCGCCGTGCGCTCACTTTACTCCGATTGAAAAGAAAGTCAAGCGCACCGTGTCTGTTTTTTTGCGTGGCGTTGGAAAGCCGGATCAGGGCAGATCTGTGATCTGATCTGTGATCTGATTCATCGTCATGGCGCGGCCTGATCTGGCGTGCTTTGTGGCTTTGCAGAGACAGATCTGCGGGAAAACCAGAGGTGGGCGTTCCGATGGGATCTGCTGATTTGCAGAGTGTGCTTGACTTTGTTTGAAAGCCGAGTAAAGTGAGCGCATACCAGGGAGAGATCGCCATGACGACCGAAATGACCACTGTCACCTGCTACCGCTGCCACGGATTCAAGAACGCTTTCGCGCGTTTCGGCCATATTGCCTATGGCCGATGCTTTCTGTGTGCCGGCAACTTGACGATTGAAATCCCGACGTGGAAGTTCGAGCAACACAAAGCCGCAAACGCTAAGGCGATCGCTGAATCTCACCGCCGATTTGCAGAGCGCCCCTATATCCTCGCCGTCGATGGCATGGAGACGGTCGCAAGCATCTACGCGACCTGGGAGCAAGCCCGCAACGCCCAGGCCTATGGGCGGGAGACCGAACACGGGACCCTCCGAATCGCCAAGTGGGATGGCGAATGCCACCGATACCGAGACGGATCACGGGTCAGATTCGCTCACCAGATGACCTGAACAACCCCCCTCACGGGGGGTTTGTTTTTTCGTGCCAACGTGGCATAGTGGTCGCATGACAAATCCTCGCAATGCCGCACCTCTGGTGCGTCGCAGTGTCGAGCGCGCAGACACTTTGCGGCCAGCTCCATACAACCCTCGCAAGATCTCAAAGGAGGCTTTGAAGGGCCTGCAGGCCTCGATTGAGCGATGGGGCGTCGTCCAGGACATCGTCGTCAACAGTCGCAACCGTGTCGTGGTTGGCGGGCATCAGCGACTTGCGGCACTGAAGGTTGCCGGCGTTCACGACGTCCCTGTCACCTGGGTCGATCTCGACGAGGCCGACGAGAAGGCACTGAACGTGGTGCTCAACAACCCGCACATTTCGGGCGAGTTTGACGACACGTTGTTGCAGACGCTGCTGGCTGAGATTCAAGAAAGCATTGGGCCTGAGTTGTTCGCTGCCGTCTCCTTGGATGGCCTGCTCAATGACACACCAGACTTCAGCCCCGGGACTGAGAACGAGCAAGGCCAACTAGACGAGCTTGCACCCAAGATGGTGCGATGCCCGTCCTGCTCACACTCTTTCGACGCGAGGAAGCATGAAGGCTGATCTCCGCGTCGACTGGGCTACGCATGAAGCGGCCAAGTATGCTGTTGAGAATTGGCACTATAGCAAATCCTTACCAGTGGGCAAAACTGTAAAGGTTGGCGCATGGGAAAGTGGGAAGTTCATCGGTGTTGTGTTGTTTGCTTACGGTGCTAACAACAATATAGGAAAGCCGTTTGGACTGTCGCAGATTCAATGTTGTGAACTGGTAAGAGTGGCACTGAATAAACACCAATCTCCAGTGTCAAAGATAGTCGCGCTTGCATTGCGAATGCTCAAGAAGTCTAACCCAGGTATTCGCATTGTGGTTTCCTATGCTGACACACAACAAGGACACCACGGCGGCATCTACCAAGCTGGGAACTGGGTTTTTGTCGGAACTTCTAATGGAGCGACACAGTATGTACTCAATGGTAGAATCGTGCATTCAATGCAGATTCAAACATTCATCCGTGCAGGAAAACTAAAGTCTCGCACGGGTCTGGAAACTGTTGCCGCAGGAGACAAGCACAAGTATCTCATGCCCCTTGACGACGCCATGAGAGCCGTTATCCTTCCCTTGTCGAAGCCCTACCCGAAACGCGTCCGCTCCAGCGAGGCTCCTGGGGACCACCCAGAAGACCGGCAGGGCAGCACTGACCCGGACGCTCCACATGCCTAAAGGCGCTCGACGACCCACAGCCAAGAGCATGGTGCTTGCGAAGAACCGTGAGCTCGAATGCTTGGCGTTGCGCAAGGCAGGCGCCACCTACGACCAGATCGGAGACAAGGTCGGTATCACGCGAGAGGGCGCGCGATTAGCTGTCTCGCGTGCGTTGGCAGATCTGTCTGCGGCGACAACAGAGGAGGCGAAAGAGGTTCGGCACCTGGAGCTGGAGCGCCTCGACGCGATGCTGCTTGGGCTGTGGCAGAAGGCGTCCAGGGGCGACCCTGCATCGGTCGATCGGGTGCTGCGCATTCAGGAGCGTCGGGCTCGATTGCTCGGCCTCGACGCAGACCCCGGACGAAACAACACGCCTGATACGGCCGTCGACACCGTCGACTTTTCACCCGTGATCAAAACGTGAAGCGGGGCCTCGCGACGTTTGGCAAGCGTCACCTCGAGGTGCTGGCCGATCGTGCACCTGGGATCCGTGTCGTCTCGGGTGGATACGGATCTGGCAAGACGTCGGTGGGCGTCGCGTGGGCGGTCGACCTCGGCTTGCGCGCTGGCCACCTCGGGCCAATCCTCGCGACGGAGCCGAGCTATCGCTCCGTCGTCGACGTCATGGAAGCGGCGATCATCCGCTACTGCGATCTGTGGGGGCTCCCCTATCGACGTTGGGTAAGCGATCATATTTTCGAGATTGGCAAGACAAAGAAATTTGAGCTGTGGTGCAGATCTCTCGACAAGCCGCGCGCCGTCGAGGGGATCAACGCGATCGGTCTGTGGGCCGACGAGTGGGAACTATGCGACCCCGAGTCTCTGATCCCGGCGATGCAGCGCGTCCGCGTCGGCGACGCTCTCGAGATCCTCCTCACCGGAACACCCGAGGGGTACGGGCCAGCATGGGAAGCGGTCTTGGCGAACCCGTCTCCGACGACGAGACAGTACGTGATCAGGACACAGGACAACCCTTTTTTGCCGGCGTCCTACGTCGACGAATCGGCATCGAGGCTCGGCACCGACGAGGCGATCAAGGAGAAACTCGAAGGCATCCGCACGGCACGCGGCGGCCGCGTCTACTCCCGATTTGATCGGCGCATCAACGGCGCTCCCGTCGTGAAATCGGGTCGCATCGCCATCGGTTGCGACTTCAATGTCCGCAACATGCAGTGGGTCATAGCCGAAGTCGACGACGTCAACCGCCGCATCCACGTCGTGGGCGAAGTGATCAAACAGGGCGGCACGACGACAGACGAACACGCTGAGCGCACGGCGCAAATGATCATGCGTCGACTCGGTCGCTCGCGAGAGGACGTGCACGCGATGCGGATTCGCGCATACCCAGACGCCTCAGGCCAGTCGCTGCACACCACGTCGACGCTGTCAGACGTGCACCTGCTTTTGCAGGCCGGTTTCAGGCCCGATCCCCCGACGAGAAACCCGCCGATCATGGAGCGCGTCAACACCGTCAATGTGCTTTTTCGGGATCGTCGTCTCTCCGTCGACGTCGACGCATGCCCAACGCTCGCAAGGGCTCTCGAAACACAAGCTCTCGACGCCAATGGCGAACCCGAAAAGAAGACGGGCAACCTCGACGTGAGCCACATCCTCGACGCGCTCGGCTACGTGTGCCATCGGCTATTCCCGGTGCACCGTAGGGCACAGACCACGTCGACGTATGCGCCGATCGTAGACGAGTGGGGGCCGGTGGCGTAGTCTGTATCCATGCTCAATGTCAACTCCGCATCTGACGCAATCGTCACCCAGATCCGAGACCAGGCGGGGGCCTGGACGCCAGACCAACTCACGGCGCTGCTCGATGCCGGGCGTCGCCAACGGGCGGCGGACTACGATCGGATCGTCAAAGGAATCGCGGTGCGCTACTCGGGTGACCAGATCGGCGTCGTCCGAGACGCGCTGAAGGCGGCGTACCCAAAGACGCATCAATCGCTCAGACCGGACCCCGTCAACTGGTTACGGTTTTTCGCGAGACAGGACTCGGGCGTCTACAGCGACCCCGCGCAACGGTACCTCGAGGATGAATCGGGCGAGCCCATCGACGTCGACGACGTGAGAGCCGTCGAGTTTGCTGAGGCTATCCGGACGATGGGCCTCGACGTGCTCATGCCCGAGGCTGAGCGCCGATGCGCGGCCGGAACTCGAGCCGTCGCCGTCGTCTGCGGGTGGCAACGCGTCGGCTCCGACGACGAGGGCCGCGCCGTGGCGCACATCTACTGGGGCCACGACGTCGTCACGATCGTGCACCCGTCGGCGCCTGACAGCCCTGACGCGGTGCTTTTTGTGGCGCTGAGGCAGGCCTCGCCGTCGGGCAGCACGTCGCCGCTTTGGTGGTGTTGGTCGAGGCCCGTCGTCGAGGACGAACTCGGCGCGATCGTGTCGTTTGGGCCATGGTCACATCGACGTGTGAGCGAGGACGGCAAAGTCGCGACGGCGTCGGAGGTCTACGAGGGGCGCTTGCCAGTGGCCTTTCTGCGAACTGAGACGGCTTCTAGCGGGCTTTGGCCTGACCCGGATAGGGATGTCTCGGTCAACGTCGACGCGCTCAATGTGGCGCGTTCTAATCGCCAACACGTGATCGACATGCAGGCCCACGCAACGTGGGTCTACAGCGGCACCGTGCGAGAGACGTCGGAGCTCGTCGGCGGGCCTGGGGTCGTGCTCCAGATCGGCTCGGGCGAGACGCTGCAGGCTCAGACTGCGGGCGCGGACCATGCCGCAATCGAGGCCAGCGCAACGCGAGACCTGCAGGAGCTGGGCGTCAGCCGTGGCAACTCACCCGACGCCTACGCCGTCGAGCCCGGAGCGGCGCAGTCGGGCGTGTCTCGCATGATCGCCAACGCACCGCATGACCAGCGCATCGCCGAGATGCGGCCGGTCTTCGTCGACTTCGAGGAACGCCAATTGTTGCCGATCGTCGTCGACGTGCTGCAGCTCTTCGACCCTGACGCCCCCGCCGACTTCGGCGACGTCGATCCGCGCTGCAAGTTGTCCAAGGGCAAGGCATACGAGGCGGATACCGAGAAGACCGATCGCGTCTTGGCGCTCAAAGCGGCTGGCATCATCGACGACGCCGACGCTCGCGTGATGCTGGGGCTCAGCGCCGACCGCGCCTCGGCTGAGGCGTACCTCGACCAGCTCGCCGAAGCCAAGGCGCCGCAAGTGTCTCTGCCCGGCGCGCTCGCGGGGTCGCCGTTCACTTCGAGGCGTGAGACGACGGTGGAGCCCGAGGGCGAGGATGAAGGCGAGGAGACATGAGCGGAGCCGACGCGGCTGGCGTCGTCGCCGATGCGGCCGTAGAAGATCTGCGACGGCTTGAGCAAGCGCTCGAGCGCGACCTTCTTCGTATCCTCTTGTCTCTCGACACGATGCCAGGAGAAGACTCACTTGGTCGGCGACAAGCGCAGACGTCGGCCGCTGTCCTTGCGCAAGTACGCCGCCGCCTGGAGGCCGAGGGCGAGACGCTCACTGGCGTCGTCGGGCAGCGCGCTATTGAGGCCGTCGCCGCTGTCTTGGGCACGCCCCCTTCGACGCTATCGGTTGACGTCAGACGAGAGCTAGATGCGATTGTGGGCGGTCAGGTGGCCGACGTCGTGGCCGTCTTCAAATTGGCCCGTGAGGAGATGCGAGACGCCGTCTCTCGCGGCATCACGAGCGGTGGCTCACTCGCCGACGTCATCGAGGAGGTGCGGGCGCGACTGTCGACGACGTATGTACGAGCAAGCGCCGCCGTCGACGCGGCGATCATGGCCGTCGGCCGTCGCGCCGTCGTCTCGGCCGCGCGCGAGCTCGAGAGTGAGCTTGACCTCGTCTACGTCTACGTCGGGCCGAGAGACGCCAAGAACAGGCCGTTCTGTCGACAGTGGGTCGGCAAGGCGGTGACGGACCCGGCGCGCCTGGACAACGGACAGGGCTTGCCCGCCGACGACTACTGCGGCGGCTACGGGTGTAGACATAGCTGGGCGCCCACAACAGTAGCGACGGCAATCGCAGAAGGGATCAGGATTTACCGTCCCGATGGATCGCGCCTGATCATCGACGCTGAGACAATGGGGCTAGCGCGGAGGTGACGTCGTGGGCATCACAACGAAACGGTCTGGCACTCCGGTCAAGTTTGACGCCGAGAAAGCGGCTCGCGTTATTGGCGCTTTCGTCCCAGGCGCGATCCTGTTGCGCACCGACAAGGGCATCGCGACGACGGGACAGGCTTTCGCCGCATACTCGACGCGGTACCGTCGACAGCTCCAACGCATGGGCGAGGATCAGAAAGTCGACCTTCGCTTGACGGGTGGCCTTCTCAACAGCATCAAGGTGCGAGACACCGTTATCGCGGCCGACTACGTCCAGGTGACGATCGCACCCGACAACGGCACATCGCCGGAAGTGAGGGCACCGTCTCAGACGCGAGCGATGCGAAAAGCGGGGCTCGTCGAGGGACGTTTCGGCGAAACCAAGATCTACAGGACCCTTCGTCGTGGCGAGGCCAAAAAACTCGCTAAAGACCTCGAATACGAGACTGGCGCACGCATGATCAAGACCGGCGAGCGAGGCCCGCCGCATAACGTCTTGGGCTATTGGATCCATCACGGCATCGGGATGCCCGCGAGGCCCTTCATGGGCCTGACCAAAGAGCAAGAGGCTGAGCTCTACCGGCTGTTGGCCAAGGCCAAAATCTTCGGGTGACGGGCCTAGCGCTCCGCTGTCAACTGCATTAGAGTGCAGTCCATGCAACGCGTCCTAGTCGGGTCAACCGAGTCGATCCTGAGCTATCCTCGGCTCTCCGACGACGTCGGCATCTCGACTGGCGTGCCCTCCGACCCCGCCACGGCGCGGCGCATCTCGTCGCAGTACCCTGACGCCGACGGTGTCTACGTCGCGGCAACGATTGACTCTCTGTCGACGACGACGCAGGGAGCCTGCAGCGAAGGCGACGACCGCATCCCGCTCGCAGCATCGGTCGCAATCGTCGCCGGCCGGCGCTACCTCGTCACCGACAGCGCCAGCGCCCGGCCCGTGGTGGTTGTAGCGGCCCGTGGTGGCACCCTGGCCACGATGTGGCTCGCTGAGCCCCTACCCTGCGACCTCGGCAACGCGTCGACTGTGCGCGGTCTGGCTGTGTCTGTGGCGCTCGATGCCGTCCAGACCGGCGAGCCCGGCGCGGGCTATGTGCTGTTCCGCGCGACCGTCGACGGCGTCGTCCGTGAGTGGGACGAGTCTTTTCGGGTCGTCCGGCGCATCACGTCGATCGCGCTGACGCCGACGGAGCTGACGCAGTCCTATCCCGTCGTCAGGCAGATCGCGTCGTCGTCTGACCTCACGCTCGAAGAGGCTATCCAAGCAAGCTGGCGCATGGTCATGGTCCCGGCGCTCGCGGCTCGCGGCATCCTCGATGAGGACGTCTTGACCGATGACGTGCTTGTCCCGATGCACGCATCGGCGACGGTGCTGCATCTCGCGAGGCAGTGGCCTGCGGCGCCCGCTGAGTTTGTTGAGCGCTTGTCGACGTCATACGAGCAAACCAAGCAGACGACGTGGGACCGGATCGACCTCATCACACGCTCGCAAGAAGAAGAGACTCCCGACGTGCCGACGCCGGGTAGCCAGACGACGCGCTACATGAGGCTGTCGCGGTGACGTGGCGTGACGCTCGCCGCGCTCTCGTGTCGATCCCCTCGACGGTGACGCCGTCGGTGGTCGGGCGAGGCCTGCCCAACAGATACACCCACGACGTCACAGGACACGACGAGACGGTGGGCACGCAGTCTCGCCGATGGTGGGGCCGAGTCCTCTCCGGCGCGGCTGAGGGGCCATACCAGACGCAGCAAACGCGGCACCGGCTGACATGGGAGGTCGTCGTCGAGTACGTCGACAGCCTCGGTGATACCGCGTCGATTGACGAGGCCATCCCCACAGACGCGGCGCAGCTCGCGACCGCTTTCGCGAGTGGCGCAAATTGGGATCGGGCGTCGTCGGGCATCGTGGCGGTGACGCCAGCGGGCACCGACGTAGCGCCCTACACTGTGGAGCAGGTGAGCGGAGCTCGCCGACTGCGGATGACTCTTGAGGTGAGGTACAGCACATGACCGACGTCGCCAGACTCTCGACGCTGCGCTACGCGCTGCATTCCAACAACGCCACTTTCAGCGGCACGCCTGGCACGCTGTTCCCGCTTCGTCTCACCGACGACGGCGCATCGTTCTTGCCACGCAATCGCACGCCGATCCCGCGCCCGCTGCGATCGCTCTCGGGCCGGCGCTACTCGCATATCCGCGGCGTCCAAGACCTCGCCGACATCACCGTGGCGACGGAGATGCGCGGGGTCAACAGCAACACGGGCGCGGCCGTCACCGACTGGGAGGCGAAGATGGAGCAAGGCTACTTGCTCGCCTCGCTCTTCGGTGCGGTGGCTCCCGCGACGACAGGCGTTGCGCCGACGGTGGCAGCATCGGGTCACACGCCAGCGTCCGGCATCGTCGCCGTCGTCGGAACCACGACGGCCAATGGACAGGTCATCGCGTTTTCGTCGTCGGCCGGCCTTCAGGTCGGCCGCATCGCTAGCGGCGGTGGCACTACGACGCTGACGCTCGATCATCCCTACAGCGGCACACCGACGACGTCGGCGACGGTGTTCCGGATGGGCGTCTACAGCGTCAACGACGCCGTCACTCACCACGTGCATGCGTTCTTCGCCGCTGAGGGCGAGGATTGGCGACGCGACTACTTCGGCTGCATGCCGATGAGCATGAGCCTCGCAATGCCCAACGCTGGCCTGGTGACGATGTCGTCGGTGTTCTCGCCGACGTCGTTTGCCCATCTCGCTGAGGCCAACCCGGCGCACGCTGAGCCGACGAGCGGTAATCCCATCGTCGTCGACGCATGCCGCATGTGGTTTGCTGGTCATGACGTCATCGCGCGCGACATCACGATCAACTACTCCGCTTCGACGACGCCGCGTGTTGCGTCGACGCGCACCAACGGGCGCCTTGGTGGCGTGTCGTCGACCGGCGACGGTAAGACGTTCACGGTGGAGTTCAGCGTCTACCTCGGCGACGGCAACATAGCCGGCGAAGTGCGGGACAGCACTGGCTCGCCGACGCTCAATGAGCTCATCGGCGACAGCTCATCCAGCGGCCAACCATCGACGACGCGCAAGGTCTCGCTCCAAGTCGGCAGCGAAGTCGGCGCGGTCGTCTATGCCTACCTGCCCGAGGCCGACTGTGTGGTCACCACGCAGCACACCGACGGGCTTACTGTTGCTCGCGTCGTCGCCACTGGTACCGGCGCTCTTCCTGCTATCCTCGCTGTTGGGTGATCACATGACCGTCCGAATCGCAAACACCGTCCGCAATTCTCGCATCGACGAAATCCGTATCGCCGTCGACGCTGGCGCAGGCGCTGGTCTTCTCCGTATCTACAGCGGCACCAAGCCCGCCAAGGGCGGCACGCCCGCGGGTACTTTGCTCGCTGAGCTCACATGCGCCGATCCTTGCGGGTCGTCGTCGTCGGGCGTGCTCACGTTCACGACGCCTTTCTCCGACACGTCGGCGAACGCAACGGGCACCGCCGCGTTTTTCTATCTCGTCGACTCGACGGGCGCTTTCGTCTGCGACGGCGACTGCGGCACGAGCGGGTCTGACCTCAACTTGACGACGCTGTCGATCGTGTCGGGTCAACCCGTGCAGGTGACGTCGCTGACGATCACCGACGGAAACAACTGAGGTGAGTCATGCCGGATAACGTCGGATACACACCGGGGTCGGGCGCTACCATTGCTGCCGACGACGTCGGCGGCGCGCTCCTTCAGCGCGTCAAGATCGTGCAGGGCGTCGACGGCGTCAACGATGGCGATGTCGCGGCGAGCAATCCGATGCCAGTACAAGAGGTGTCGGGCGCGACGTCGCTCCTTCGACGCATCCTCGAGCGCCTCATGTCGCCCGCCGGATTCGACATGTCATTGGACCGCTCGCGTGTGACGGCCGTGCTTGAGAGTGGCACGGTGACGACGGTATCGACGGTATCGACGGTAACGACGGTAACGACAGTGACCGGCTTGACCAACATCGACGGCCGAAGCGGCGCGATGCTTATCGACCAAACTAATCTGAGCGCGTGGGCTGATTGTGTCCGCGCCCGCATCACCTGACGACGACGAGGATCCATCATGGCAAACACCTTCAAGAAAGTGCTCGACCGCATGATGTGGGCGCAAGTGGCGCCCGCACCAAACGCACATGCTGCGGGAACCTCAATGTGTTCCGACCTCCGCAGCGACGTCAGCCGCAATCCGTTTGCTTACAATTTGGTGTCGACTACAGTTCTTAACAGATTCAACATCATCACCAAATCATGGCAGCTCGCGGTGTCTTCTGGTGTTTCAGCGGTTGCCGCTTCGTCGTCGTGCTGCTTTGTGCCGTCGTTTGGTGCGGTCGGCACGATCGCAGCGGGCGCTACGACGACGAGCGTCGTTATCTCGACGGCGCTTCCCGGATCGGTCGGCGTCAACATGCTCGCGAATCGTGGCGGCTCTGGCGATCTCGGCTTCAAGATCCGGATCATCGATACGACGGCGGGCAAAACAGAAGAACGATTTATCATCGGAAACACAAGCGGAACGACGCCGACTATCACCGTCGACAACGCCTTTACTTTCACGCCAGCGACGGGAGCGCGATATGAGATCCTCGGCGGTCGCGTAATCATGCTCGGCTCTGGTGCACCTGCTGCGGCGTCGTGGCGTTCGTTCGAGGTCGCGACGAACACGCTCGCGAATTTGTCAAACACCAATCTTCCGACGATGGCCACAGACTCGGCGCTGATGGTCCTCGACGAACAGTACACGCCCTACGATTGCGAGCCCGGCGAGGGCATGATCAAAGGCTCATTCGAGTACGACAATAATCTCGTGAGCCGCAAGGCACTGTCAGCGACGGCCGCCGCAGCGTCGACGATCACGGGGCAAGCGACAGGCGGTGACGCCGTCGTCGCAGCCAATGAGTTTCGCAATTTCCAAATCCGCATCGTGCAAGACGCGACGACGCCAGCGGCTGTCGGTCAACGACGAATCATCGCATCACACACCGCAGGACCGTCGGCGGTCTACACGCTCGGCACCGCATGGGCTACGACTCCGTCAACGTCGGCGAAGTTTGTAATCGAACTGCCGAATCAGATCGTGCTGCGCACCGCTGCCAACACGACGACGTACACGTACAACTACAGCGACGCTACGCAGAATAACGGCACCAACTCAATCGCCGCAAACGCATGGTCGACGACGTACTTTGGCGCAGCTCCAGCCGCAAACGGCATCGGATGTCTGTGGGCGCCGTCTTTTGGTATCCGGCCCGATCCAGCGCGCAATGCGCGACACTCGCATTGCTTCTTCTTCAGAGGTGGCGCTGTTACGCTCGATCTCCTCGACATCGCTGGCGGCACAACCGGCGCGTGGACTGGCGCGATCACATACGACGGTGGCAACAACGTTTTTGGTGCAGGCACAACCGGGTGCCATTCGCCCTTCGCTCAAGAAGGCCGTTTCACTTACGTCAACGTGTACGTCGCTTCGCAGATCAACCAGATATATCGATTCGACGCAAAAAACCGCGTCTTCAGCCCCTACACACCGACGGGATTTATCCAGGCCGGTACAGCGGCACAGGGCGGGCGCATGGCCGCATACTGCGCCATCGATGGGACGGACAAGTACGACGTCGTGTTGCTGCAAGCGCACCTTTCGACCATCTCGCAAGAACTCATTCCACTTGTGTGAGGTGTCACCGTGTCCATCGCAGAATTGATAGACCTAGTCAGACGCAAACTCACCTCGCTGAACGGTGCGCGCTCTCACGCGTACCTCGTCGGCGACGGTGAGACCGTCGTCGACCTCGACGCCAAGATCCAAGAGACCCAGACCACGCTTGACCAATTGCTGACGCTGGTGTGACGACGTGCTGCTGACGCTGCTCTCAGGCGCAAGCTTCGTCGGCGTGAGTGCCTCGGGCACCATCACGCTCGACGACGTCATCGCCTCAGGCAGCGGACAGCAGACACACATCGCCACGGGCGGCATCACGCTCGATGACGTCACAGTAGCTGGCGTCGGAGATACCGGCTCAGTCGACGGCACGGGCGCGATCACGCTCGACGATGTCACCGTAGCCGGCACCGGTACGTCAACGATCGTCGGCACCGCTGGCATCACCCTCGACGATGTCACCTTCGCCGGGTCGGGCGACGTCGGCTCCGCATCGGTCGACGGCACTGGCGCTATCACGCTCGATGCCGTTACGGTGGCCGGTAGCGGGTCGCCGGTCATCGACGCCAGCGGGGCCATCACCCTCGACAGCGTCACCGTTGCAGGCGCGGGCTCACCCGTCGTCGCCGCATCTGGCGCGGTCACCCTCGACGATGTCGCGGCGCTCGGCTCAGGCACGCAGACGCACGTCGCCAGCGGCGCGATCGTGCTCGACGATGTCGGATTCGTCGGCGTCGTCACCACGCCAGCGACGACGGGGACGGGCGCTATCACCCTCGACGACGTCGGCATCTGGGCGACCAACAAGGCCCCGATGATGACCGGCACCGTCCCAGCCCAGCTCGCGGCGGCGGGCACGGTGCCCGCGGCGCTGCCCGTCGTTGGCGCCGTGCCATCATCCCTCACCCTACTCGGACAGGTGCACCCATGACGGCGCTAACAATCAAGCAAGGCCACACGCAGTCTGTGACGCTCCAGGTGCTCGCCAGCGGCGGCGGCGCGTTCAACCTTACCGGATACGCGGTCAGCCTCGTCGTGCGCGCCCAAGGCCAACTGGTGAAGGCAGGGACGGTCGTCTCGCCAGCGACGGGCGAGGCGACCTTCGCCTTCGCGGCGGCGGACTACGCCTCGGCACTCCAGCCCGGCCGGTGGCCCTATGAGGTCTGGGTCTCAGACGTCGACGAAAACCTGCCCGTCCTCTCCGGTACCCTCACGATCGTCGACGTCCCGCAGCGCGTGTGATATCGCCGCGCATCACCCTCACCATGAGGCGCACATGCCCGCACTGTTGATTTACCCCGGCACCAAAGGGACGCCCGTCCCGCTCCAGGACGTCCTTCGCGAGGCCCACGATGCCTTTCGCGAGGCCCGCAAACTCCAAATCGAGCAACGCCGCAAACGGCGTGTGCCGCTCGACGACAGCACTGACTGGTCCGAGGCCAAGGCAGCCGCCGATCGCGTCTCTGCGGCCGTCACAGAGCGCGACACGGCCAAAGCCTCGCGAGAGGCGCGAGCCCTCGCGGAGCTCACCGATGGCAACGCCCTCGAAGAGGTCGGCCCCTATGATGCAGACCCAGCCGTCGATGGGATCATGGTCACGATGCAGGTCGTCGCCGATGCCGACCGGCGTCTCTGGACCGCCGAGACGCAAGCGGCCTGGTCGAGGCTCAAGGAGGCGCGCATCGCTGGCGACCACGTCGCCGCGCAAAAGGCGCTGAATGACATGGACGCCGTCGCCGCTCGCGTGGTGTCGGCCGTTGTGGTCGAGCTGCAAGGCATCGAGGGGCTCAAGGCGACGATTGCCGAGTCGATGCCGGGCCTCGTGCTCGCCGGGCTCCTGGCTCCGCTTTACGCGGCCGCAAGGCACTTCCTCGAGCTGCCGCCGGGAAAAGCCGTGCGCTGTGGGCTGCAACCGCTGTCGACCTGACGCGGTACGACTGCGACGACTGCCCCACAGCGCGGCGAGCTCAGCAAGGGTGCACCTCGGATGGACCGGTGCTTTTCTTCGCCGGCACCGAGTACGCCACGCGCCGATGCCCACGGCGTCACCTCCGCGACAATCCGGACGTCGGCGGCGCCCTCGCGCTTTGGCGCGCATGCGAGGGCAAGCCCGGCGTCGAGGCTTTGCGAGCCCTGTCAACTCACACGGCCGATGCTTTCGTCGTTATCGATGGCGGCCGAGCTGCTAAGATGCAGTCGGACGCTGAGCAAGCACGCAACGACGCACGGGCGCAGGAGGCCGCGAGGCCACGGGGTCGACGATGACGCAGACGATTGAATACGTCGTCAAGGTGAACGCCACGCAAGCCCAAGCGGCCGTCGCCGACGTGGAGAAGCGCTTCGGCGGCGTCGACACTGTCGTCGCCCGCGTCGACAAGTCGATCATCGCGCTCGAGCGCGACATGAAGGACCTCAACGCCGCTATCGCGGCGGGCGGGCCGAATGTTGAGCACTATCGGAAGGAGCTTGACGCCCTCGGCCAAGCGGCTGGGCGTGCTGTCGGCGGCAAGAGCGGCCAAGGAAACATGGGCCAAGGCTTGCTCATGTTTTCGCAGACGCTCGACGATGCACAGTATGGCGTGAGAGGAATCGTCAACAATATCCCTGGGCTTGTGCAGGGCCTCGGCATGGGGATGGGCGTCGCTGGCGTCGCTCAGGTCGCGATGATTGCCGTCTCGCAACTGACCGACAAAGTCACCGGATTCATCAAAAAACAGCAAGAGGCGTCTCAGGCTGCAATCGTTATCCGCAACTCAATTTTGGACATGCGGATCGCGTCTGGCCAGACGACGGAGGATCTCAGAAAGCGTCTCGAAGAAATCAAAGTGGAAGCCGTCGGCGGCAGACCTGCGGTGCTAAAAGCACAGACCGACAAAGAGGTAAAAGACCTCGAGACGTCAATCACCAACAACGAGCAAAGGCTCGAACGGATACGGAAACAAACGCTCGAGCGCTTTCCGGAGGCCACGCGACTAGCCGCGATGGGAGACGCCAATCGTCTCATGTCGGATACAGAAAAGAGAGAAGCGAACGCAATCAAGCTCAGGATTGATGCCGACAAAGAGTCAATCGAGAACGCGAAAGAAAATCTCAGGCTACGGCTCGAGATAGCCAAGGCAGAAGAAGAAGCCGCAAAGAAAGCGGCAGCTCGATTCAAAGGCGGCGGCGGCAGCGGTGCTTCGGTCGAACGCGACTATGCCGTCTCTCTCGAAGAGCAGGCCGCATATGGAACGGGCTTTCGTGGTCAGACTCTTATGTCGACGATCGTCGAAGACACGGCGAAGCGGCAAGCCGAGGCCGCGCAAGATGCGTCGGACCTTGAGAACGAAATCCGCCAAGAGATGCTCAAGCACGACGAGAAGAACAACGCGGCGGCCGAGAAGCTCGACAGAGAGCGGACGCGAGAGCTTGACCGGCAGGCTCGAGAGCGACAGCAAATCCGAGAGCGCGAGGCCGAGCACGCGAGGCGGCTCCACGAGCAAGAGGTCGACTATCTGACGCAGATGGGAACGACGGCGGCGGCCGCTATCGGCACCTTTGCGGCGCAGTCGGCGGCCGGACAAGAAGAGGCTTTTCAGAATCTCTTGGGAACCGCGTCGATGCAAGCCGGTGGCATCATCATGCTTGAGGGCGGCAAGGTCATGGCCGCAGGTATCGCGGGCATGCTCACTGCGCCAAATCCTATCAGCGCGGCTCAAATTGTCGGAGGCGGCGCCCTTGTCGTGGCGGGTGCTGCGGTGCAGACGGGAGGGCCTGCGGTAATCTCGTCGCTGATGAGCATTGCAACTGGCGGCGGCGGAAAACAAGCAGCCGCCAAAGACCGAGGCGCCTCACCTCGAAGTGGTAGCGGTGGCGGCGGCGGCTCAGGTGGCCTCGTCGTGAACGTGAGCTACGGCGCTGGTGGCCCGTTGCCAGAGGACATCGCCAGAGAGATAGATAAAGTGGTGAAGAGCAACGACCGCCGACGAGGTGCAGCGTGAGCTATCCGGTCCTGCTTGGTGCGATCGTCATCACGTCGGCGAATCGCGCTATCCGATTCAAAGAGGGCGCGAACACAAACAACGCACAACTCGCGCTGGGCACGTATTATCTGCGAGGCGATGGTGCAGCGGGCGACTTCCTCCCCGCGCTTGTGACGGCACTACAGGCCGCCAACGCGAGCACCAACACATACACGGCGACGGTGTCGCACAACATCGACACCAACGCGGCACACACAACCATCACCATCACGAGGGCGACGGGCGCCGACAACTTTCAGATCCTCTGGGCAGATGCACAGACGACGTTTGATGAACTGCTACTCGGCTTTTCGGCGAGCACCGCCGACAATGCGCTCGCGAAGACGTCGACGCAGGCGTGTGCCGCAGGATGGGTCAGCAATGACATCTTGCGTGAGCTCGAGCCGTTCAGCGAGCGCGCCGTGAGTGTGCCGCGCAAGGTCAACGGCGCCGTCGTCGGCGTGACACGCTCGTCACAGATGACGTCATGGGCACTTGGGTTCGCATTCGTGCATGAGGATCGGATGCTCAAGCGGCGCGCTCTCGCCGTCGCGGCTGACACGCTCGAGGGTTTCATGGAGCGCTTCGGGCCGGGTGCTGCGTTCGAGGTGCATGAGTCGCCGCTCTCGGCGGGCACGACGCTTTCGGCGCTATCGTCGTCGACACGGGTGGCCGTGATGCACTGGTCAGAGGACACACTCTCATCGTTCCGGCCGCAGCGCATCGGCCCCGGCGTGCCGCTCTACGACCTCGATACAATCGCGCATG